GAGTACACGCTGCCGCAGATCTGCGAGGCGCTGGGCGTCACGCCAGCCGAGGCCGACACCGCGCGCGTCCTGTCGTTCAAGCTGCGCGACACCGGCAAGGACACCGTGCTGGAGTGGCTCAACGACAAGGGGCTAGTGCTGTCGCACGTCAACCCTGAGGGCTGGATGGGCATCGTGTGCCCTAACAACGTTGAGCACACGGACGGCCAAATCGGAGCCCGCTACAAGCCTCTGGACCGCTCGTTTTGCTGCTACCACGGCCACTGTGAGGGGTTCAACACGCAGGCGTTTCTGTCGTGGGTCCACGCCAACGGTGGGCCGCGCGTCTCGCCAGGTCTGCGCGACGAGTTGCTGGCCGAGCATATGCAGGCGGCGATGTCCAAGCTGTCGCCCACCGAGGCGTTCCCTGACGAAGCTGCCAAGGTCATCGCCGAGGTGGAGCGCAAGGAGGTCGGACGCGTTGACAAGGCGAGCTGGTACGAACGCTTCGCCTACATCATCGAAGATGACGCCTATTTTGACATGGACGCCCGCACCGAGATCAGCCGCAATAGTTTCAACGCCATCTTCCGTCACGTCAACTGCAAGAGCATCCACGTCACCGGCAAGACTGCGCGGCGCATCGAAGCCAGCGTCTGCTATGACGAGAACCGCAGCGCCGCCAACGCCCGCCTGCTGCGCGGGATCACCTACGCTGCGGGCGACGGGGTGCTGGTGTCGCGCGACGGCGACGTGTACGGCAACCGCTGGCGCGATGCGCGGCCTGACCTAACCGGCGTTCGGGCGGGCGACGTGTCCCGGTGGCTGGACCATTGCCGAGTGCTGGTGCCCGAGGAGGCCGAACTGGCCCATTGCCTCGACGTGATGGCGTTCAAGCTCCAGAACCCGCGCGTCAAGATCAATCACGCCGTCCTGCACGGCGGCGACGAGGGGTCTGGCAAGGATACCATGTGGGCTCCAGCCATCTGGGCGGTCTGCGGGCCAGGTCTCAAAAACCGTGGTCTGGTGGACAACGATGGGCTGACATCGCAGTGGGGTTACGCGCTGGAGTCGGAGATCCTGATCTTGAACGAGTTGAAGGAGCCAGACGCCAAGGAGCGCCGTACCCTTGCCAACAAACTCAAACCCATCATCGCCGCCCCGCCCGAAACGCTGCCGATCAACCGCAAGGGTCTGCACCCCTATGACATGGTCAACAGAATGCTGGTGCTGGCGTTTACAAACGATCCGGTTCCGATCTCGATCAGCAGCGGCGACCGCCGTTGGTTTTGCATTTGGTCGGCGGCGGGGCGAATGGACCCTGGCGCAGCGCAGAACCTGTGGCGCTGGTATCGGGCGGGAGGGTTCGAGACCATCGCCCGGTGGCTGGCTGACCGCGACGTGAGCGCCTTCAATCCGTCTGCGCCGCCCATTTGGACCGAATTTAAGGAGAACCTGATCGAGAACGGCATGAGTATCGCGGAGAGTTACATCGTGGACCAGATCCGCGCCAAGGCGGGCGAGTTCCGGCGCGGGATCATCGCCACGCCGTTCTTCAAGATCTGCGAAAGCCTCAACAATGGCGCGCCGAGCGGCGTCAAGATTCCGCAGGCGGCGCTGCTTCACGCGCTCAAGGAGGCCGGGTGGATTGACCGGGGCAAGGTGGCGTCTGCGGAGCATCCTGGTAAGCGTCACATTTACATTGCGCCCGAGTTGATGAAGCACAGCAAATCCGCGTTACGGAACATGCTGGAGCCCGCAAACAGTTCGGAAAGTAACGTGCGAGATTTTCCCGGCAAGAAGCCCTGAACGAAAGACCCCCGGTTGCGTGAGCGACCGGGGGCAAGTCATCGAACAAACACTAGGGACTAGGCCGTCAGACGCCTGTCTGACGCGCCGGGGCGGGTGCCCCGACGATCCGGCTCATCACCGGATAGGTTTTGCGGCACGGGCCGCATGTTCATCATCTTCGCGCAGCGCATGTGTCGCAGCGGCCCACGCGTCTTCGATCTCGCGTGGGGGCAGATCCTCAATCACGCGCATGTTAGCACGTAGGTTCTCAATGCGATACTCCAGCGTCTCGACGGCGTCGTTAATGGCGCAGGCGGTCGCGCGGTCGTCAACGCCCAGCAAGGTCAGCAGTTCTTCAATCTCGCGTTCCATCTCGTCATGGAACGTCTGTTTTTTGCGGCCTTCGCAGTAGTAGGCCAGCAACGCCGCTTCGTGGATCGCCTTGGCGGCGATCTGAAGGCGAACATAGGCAACTTCGTCGTGTTCGTTGATACCGATTTTAAACATGTCAGACTCCCCTTGTTGACGATGAACCATCGCACGTCAGCGCGATGGTGTAAAGGATTATTCTGCGGTCAGCTTGCGCCCCATCGTCGGGTTGGGGCGCCCGCGCACCTCAGTGTTAGGCCAGACCCAGATCTCGCCAGTGTCGTCTTGGATGCAGACCCATAACAGGTGGTGTTCATCCCCATTGTCGATCAGGAAGTGGCACAGCGCCCGCCCTAGCGGGGTTGTCAGCGGCATGGTAGGGTTTAGCTGGAGGATCATCCCCGGCCCTCCGTCAGGAACGCAGGCGCGTCCAGCGGCTCGTCGTCTGGCCGGTCGGGCATGGTCGCGCGGGGCAGCTTGCGGGCGTCGGCCAGGTCACGCACTACCAGTTCGAAATATCCCGCACCGTCCTGCCAATGGTCCAGATAACTAGGGTCGCCGCACAGGATGCGCGCCACCTTGTCGGCGACGACCTCAAGCGCCTGCGCCTGCGCCACGTCGAGGCGGTTCCAATTGCGCGACGTGCGCATGACGTTCTTGATGGCTTGCGAATAGCCCGCGACTTCGCGGAACGCGCCGTGGGTCTGTTCGCGGTCGGATAGGATCTGATCTGTAATGCTCATTTGTTGCGGTCCTTTTTTGGGTGTAGGGCGTTCATGATGGTGGTGTGGTCGCGGTTGCAGAATATCGCAATCTTCTTTAGCGACCACCCATGGCGGCGCAGGGCGGCGTACACGTCCCTGCGAGCGCGAGTGTAGGGTAGGGTGCGGTTTGGACCCATGGCGTCGGTCCAGGTCATGCCGTGGGGCACGAGGGCGCCCTGAGCGATGCGCCTGGCGGCGGACATGGTGTACTGAAAGGACGCCGGGGGCAGTTCGGGCGGGCCGGGCTCAGGTTCTGGTTCAGGCGGGGGCGCGATGGCGACCGGGGCGCGGGGTGGTCCGGCGTTGAGCCTAGCTTTAACGGCCTTATAATGATCCGATAGCGCCAAGTGATAATCGACGCTCATGGGACCATTTCCATCAGCCAGGCGCGAGCGTCCGCTTCGTTCTTAGCGTAGCCCAGCGCGCCTAGGACGGTCACGCACCTCCAGGCCCGTGCTTTCGATCGGCGATAGGTGACTGGCCCATAATGCCCCAAAAGGCGATTGTAATATTTGACCGTCCGAGTTGCGTCGGGGTGGATTTCGGTTGTGATCATAGTTTCCCCCATTGTTCGGCCATCGCGTCGGCGATGCCTTGGTATGTTCGGCTACGTTCGCGCCAGCGGTTCGGGCCGGGCGACATGCGGTGGACGCGTTGGGTGCGCCCATCCACAATATTAGTCGGGTGCAAGGGCGCAAGATTTTTGAGCCACAAGCAGGTTGCTTTGGTTTCGCCATGCCCGAATTGCCAAGGTTGAAGCTGTTGCGATGCGGGCGCAAAGTTTCGAATGCGTTCGCGGGCGTGGCGGTGCATGATCGGGTTCTCAACGGCCACACGATCAATCGGGGCGTTCCAGAATGCGGAGAATAGGTCCGCCGCTTCGTCTAGATCCGCCCACATTTGCGCCAGCGTCTTGCCCTTGGGTGGGCGCGATAGCCAACGCACGCCACTGTTGCAAAGCCTAGTGCATGGCGGGTGCGCGACCATGAGCAAATCCCAACCATCGCCTAGCAGGTCGCGCGCGTCACCTATGATGTGCTGGTTCGCGTGATCTTCAGACGGTAGCAGGTCGCATGACCAGGCGTCGTGCCCGCGCGCGGCGAACGCCCGGCGGACTACGCCGGAATATTCGCAGGCGATCAGGACGCGCATCACGCCCTCCTGTTCTGAGCGCGCACCGCGCGCAGGATGGCTTGGCCGTCGCTCTCCCACACGCCGCTGGCGCAGGGGCACGGGTGCGTCGGTAGCTCCCGCGCTAGTTCGCGCGCCTGCAAGGCGCGTATGGCGCTCAGGACCGCCTGGCCGTACACGCGCCGGTCGGGGTCGGGCGCGCGCCTGTAGCGGTCCAGTCCGGCGAGGTGGGGATAGGATTTTTGGTCGGCGTGCGGGTCGGCGATGGATTTCTTGCGCTTTGCCATGGTCAAACCTCCAGATCTATATAAACGCCATTGCCAGAAGGGCACCGACTATTGCTAAGCTTACGATGGTCAGGATTGCTTCGATGATCGCGATCATTGGTCAGGGTCCGTTGCGGGAGGGTCGGGGTGCGACGCGCCGGGTGGCGCGCCGTGTGGGCGATGGGGCGTATGGGCGTCACGCGCATCAGAAGACACGGACGGCGTTGGAAAGCTTCTGGGTCAGACCGTATTCGGTCACGGTTGACACGTCCGTGAACGGTGCGGCCCAGTCGCGCGGTGTCGGGTCGCGTTCCCAGGATTGCTTTGCGTAGGTTTCGAGCGCGGCCCACGCCGGACGGCGCTCGCCCGTGTGATATGTCGGTTGACGGCGCAGGTCTTCATTATAGGCAAGCTCGCCGGGGGTCTGATTGTGCGTCATGTTCACGCCTCCACTTCGTCGGTTTCGGTTTCATCGTCGGCATAGTCCGCCATTTGGTGCTTGGCGATTTCTTGCCAGTTGACGTCACTGAGGAACGCAAGCGCGTAATCAAGCGCAAGACCTTTTCCATCCATTTCGATGAGCTCATAAGCTTGGCTTTGCAGCGCGTCGGCAAGTTCGTAGAAGTCATGCGGCGCGCGTCCCATGATGTCGCGCGGGTTTTGCCCGTCAAACATTTCTAAATTAACCCGCCATGTCGAATAATTCATCCAGCCATTATATGAGGTGCTCATGTTGTTCGATCCTTTTTTGGTCTCATCAGACGGCGCGTGACGCCGTGACGGGCGGTTGCCCGTTTCGACCTCATGCGGGATAGAGCAAAGTCTCATGTGCGGGCAGCTTGGCGACGACATTTGCAAGCCAAGGGTCATGTGGGCGTTTGGCGACGCTAATGCCGCGCGCGCCGTGTTCGGCACTAGCACATGTGCAACTAGGCTTGCGAAGCTCTTTAGTGGTGTTGTCGATGCGCCATGCGAACCACTCCCATTCGCTGCGCGGCATATCCTGAATGGCGACGCGCATTTTCGCGCGCAAGTCTTTTAAACTAGTGGCGGAAAAATACGCCGGGCGATATTGGCCGAGAAAGTAGATGGAGCCTGAGTACTGCATTGTGTCTGTCCTGGTTTGTGGCGTCGTTGCGCGCCGTTTCGACAAGATTGACTGTAAAGGATTTTTGAGCATTAGCAAGCGGAAAATGCAAAAGAGGCGAAAATAATTATTGGCGCGTCCTGGGCGGATTTTGGGCGCGGGGATTGGCGAGCGAATTTGCCGGATTTCAGGGAAATTGTCGTTTTTCTAATAGGTCTTACATTTTGTTTAGAAGATTATAAATTACATATATATACTGTAGAATAGAATTGTAGGCCGCGACGTGTGCGCGCGTGGGCGTGACTTGGATTGGCACGCCAATAACGCCAATCGGCCAATAAAACGCCTATCGGCCTCCATTTGCGCCTCGACGCATACTGGCCATTGGCCGATTGGCGTTTTGGGCCTCTAAAAAAAAGAGGCCAAAGACGCCAATCGTTCCAAGCGCCATGCAAGCGCCAGGTGACGCCATGCGAGCGCAGGACGCATTGTGCGATGGTTCGCGCATAGCCAAAGACGCCAATCGGCCAATGCTATTGCTCTGATACTGTTGCTATTGCCTAGCTTATGCTGCAACTTGACCAGCACAATGGCTATTGCCTAGGTCATGTAGCTATTGCTCAGGTCAAGCTGCTAGGGGGGGGGTAGGGCCTGCCGCCGCCCGGTCACGGTCACGGAGGGATTGCAAACAATTTTTTTTAAATATAAAATGTCTTACATGACATGGCACACGCTTCCACACGACACGCGCAAGCTTCAGGCAACTGAGGCGCGGCTTGACGCAATCTATTGGGCGGCGCGTAATGGCCTGAAGGGCGACACGCTGGCGTTGGC